CATGTAGGGCAGTCTTATCTAGTGACTCAGGCGTGATCTTTTCAGCACCAAAGTCACCCAACCGATAGACAGCTAGTCTTGCCGACTCGTTGAACTCTACAGAAGCCATTGCCTGTTTAGCCGGCTTCATACCTTTTTCAATTCTCCAATCCCCCAAACTCAAGACTTGTTGCCACTTCTTAACGCTCTTGGCAAACAACTCAGCATCTTGTTGGGTAGGTATATTAGGCATTGTCTAAAAATAGTTTGATTTCAGCTTTTCTGCGCTTTACAAGACCAGCCAATTCTTTACCACCGCCTTTAGTCCATTGCATAAAAGCCTCAGCCGCACCCTCCCAATCACCTCGGTTTATTTTCATCCGAATAGTAGAGCGCTGAAAATTGCCCAATCCAGCGTTGAAGGAAAATGAGACACACGCATCGAAAGCCCCTTGACGACCAGATAGAGCAGGAGCAAGTCGTAAAACACCACGCTCAAAATTTGCGACATCAGTTGCGAATAACGAATTGATTTCATCTTTTGACCAGACCCGATTGTCTTCAGGTTTTAAGACATAATTTTTACGAAGGGTAGGTTTTTCAACCATTTCCTCATGTTTTGGTAAATAAACAACAGGTAGTCTGATCTGATCTTGGTAAAGAACATGACCATAACCAATCGTCCAGATATGAGCAGGACACAGATACGGCTTGTTTCTGCATCCCTCGTACTGGTGCATTAGATCAGCGCCAGCTTTGCTTAACTTCATTTCTTAGCCCATGATCTTGAACCAAACCAGAAGCCAATGATTCCGCCTAGCATCGCCATTTCATCGCTAGAAAAAATAATGTCGGTTACTCTGATGAGGTCATCCATGTTATTTACTAGGCTTGGGCGTGAGTAAACATAATAAGCAATCCAAGCGTTAATAGCGCATAACTCTAAAACAAAGATGTAGGTCACTACAGGGCGCACAGTACCGATAAAGTTGACTACCCATGTGCTTGCCCTCTCTAGCACCTTCTCATCGTGCTTTAAAGCTGCCTCAGTCATTTGTGCATCAGTCTGCATTGAAATCTGATCTGTGCGGATTTCCTCAATCTTTTGTTGGGCAGCAAGTCCCTGTGCCGCTAACTGTAACTCACGCTCTGTTTGTATTTGAGCCAAAGCCAATTCATGCTTTTGGTCTGCTTTATTCTGGAAGTAATCTAGCAGTTTAGGCAAGCCAGAGATTAGCAAGCCGCCTAGTGTTGAGAATAGTGAAAGCATTACAGTCCAATCATTCCTAGTAATTTATTGACAATCTTGTCTGACAAGTCATCAGGCAAGAACTTGAGAAGCCCCAAGACATACCACGCAATACACATACGGATAAAGACTTTGAGGAAAAAATCAAATTGCTTTTGGTACTCATTCACCGACCGCACCTAGCTTTAGCGCATAAAGTTTGAATCTCAGCAAGGCCCCAACCTATTGCACCTAAAAACATAACAATGACGACAATGCCAATAGCCCACGCCATTTGTTCTTGTTCTTGTTCCTTGCGTTTCTTTTCCTCTAACTGAAGCGCCTTCATTTCTCTAGCGTCTTCTAAGTCCATTTCAGCTTGACGAGCCTTGGTTGCGTTCCAGACATCAATGCGCCCAGATTGCATAAACAGCATCTTTAATTCTTCCTCAAACCGCTTGGCTTCATCCAAAGCCATTTCAATCTGAAGTGCCGCACCTAGATTTGATTTGCCACCAGACCGCTTAGCCTGAAGCATAGCCTTGGTAGCATTACTTTTAGCATCGAATAGTTTGCCAATAGAAGGTGCTAAACCCGCTAAGTCTTTTGCAACTTTGCTTGCTTTCTTGACTGCGCTAATTGCTGTTTGCAGTCCTTCTAGCGCTGACATTGGGTCAAGAGGAATCATCGCTTTACTACCTTTTTCCATTCAAGGCATACTACCTTGCGGTTATAAACATCACCTGTCCATGACCACCTTACACACCTGTATTCAGCAGCTTGAAGTGCCAATACAAGCGCCCAACTCATTCGTTATACCAACCAGACTCTTTTTTCGCCACTTGCAAATGCTGATACTTAAAGTAGATGTTTGCGACAAGACCAATCAAGCCGATAACCACACCACAAAGCGTACCGAACTCATTGGCTGATAAACCAAAGAATACGGCACTCCCTGCGCCACCATAGGTAGCCACGGAGGATGCTTTAGTAGCGACTGCTGATGCTACTTCTGTGGTGTGATTGTCCATTTACTTTGCCTCTACATCCGTCACTTTATCAAGTGATTGCTTCAACATTGTGAAAAAAGCGTCACGACCAACTTGAAGCTGATCGGCTGCAAACTTAGCTGAATTGAGTTTACGATCTAAGTCAACTACATGATCTAACAGAATTTTCTGTTGGTCAGTAAAGTCATTAACATCGTAATCAACGCCATCGATTGTCACAGGGTTTGTTTTTTTCTCGCCCATGATTTTCTCCTAGTGTGCCATCAAGATCGAGTGATGGCTTCTCGTTTAAGCTGATGCTGAACGAATTGCAGACAAGTCTTGGTTTGTCCAGAAAGTCTTAGTAAGCATGATCTTCAAATGCTCTTTGTTCCGAGTAACAGTATCAGTCCAGTCAGCATCTTCCATGCCTTCTGGTTGACCTGCGTTAATTAGGTTTACTGAGTCCATTGCTGCGCTGTAGTGGCGAGCAATTTCTTCTGCGGATGGTTGTTCAATGATTTCAGACATGATTTACCTTTCAGTTTAAAGATTAGCGGCATCCAATCGTGCCTTGAGTGATTCAATGATTGCTTGTTGTTCTTGGACAAAAGCCACAAGGTTTGCCATCACTTCAGACGAAGATGGCTGGATAGCTTGATAGATAGGTTTTCCGCTTGCATCAACAGCGTCTTTTTCTCCACTTCCTGAGTGTTTGGCAATTTCCATAAACTCATGGGCAATAAAACCAACACCTTTACCAGAGCCATCCCACCAATCCCAAATCTTTGGTTGAAGTCCCATTACAAAGTCTTTTGAACCAGTCAGCGAAATAGGATTATTTTTAAGTCGGTAGTCCGAGGTTAGGTTATATAAAACTCCAGTTGTGCCATTTTGAACAATTGAGCCAATTGTTGAAGCGTTGTAGTTAAAAAGGAAATAAGGTACACCTGATGCTGTGCCGTTTTGGTGATTTACATGAGAATTAAAACCATAACCGTTAGCAAGATTAAAGTTAATTGAGTTGTTGTTCAAAGCACCATTTGCTACACACCCAATTAAAAAATCTCCACCGCTATTAAAAATACCCCGTGGAGTTGCATTTCCATCAGCCAACACAATGTAGTCGTTTAATGTGCGAATGTCTAAACCATTATTGTTTCCAGTAAATCTACCAATAATGGTATTACTTGAACCTGTAGTCATTTCGCTACCAGAGCTTTGACCAAAGAATGTATTGTTTTGAGCCGCACCTTGAACTTTAAATCCAGCCGCTTCACCGACAAATGTGTTTGCCGCACCTGTCATTCCAGTAGCACCACTGCTTCCAGAACGAGCGCCAATAAACAGGTTGTATGAGCCTGTTGTAAGGTTAAAACCAGCTTGATAGCCTAAAGCATTGTTGTTAACGCCTGTGGTGTTGAAAGAAAGTGAGCCAACCCCTATTGCAGTGTTACTAGCGCCTGTAGTGTTGGAATCTAATGAGCCTCTGCTTCCTCCAAAAAGACCACCGCCCACACCAACATTGTTTGTACCAGTAGTGTTTGAATACAGAACGGCAGTGCCTATTGCTGTGTTTGGCGCACCAGTTGTATTTGAGTACAAAGCGGAAGCCCCAAAAGCAGTATTGCTAGAAGCTGTGGTGTTGGTAAAAAGCGCACTAGAACCAAGTGCTGTGTTGTATGCGCCAGTGGAGGTGTTCCTTAATGCATTATCTCCAAGTGCTGAGTTGTCAGCACCTGTGGTGTAGTACATTGCCTGCTGTCCCACAGCAGTGTTGCGGCTAGAGGTGCTGTTGGTATAAAGCGCCAAAGCGCCAAGAGCAGTGTTGCTTGCGCCTGTTGTGTTGCTGACAAGTGCATTAGAACCAACTGCGGTGTTGTAAGAGCCTGTAGATGCCGAAACATTAGGACCAGCTTGAAATCCTAAATATGTATTGTCTGTTCCAGATGTTGTGTAATAACCAGATGAACGACCAACAAAAGTGTTGTTGTTGCCAGTAACAGAATATCCAGCGGATGTTCCAACAGCGACAATTGCCGCACCAGTGGTGTTGGAGTAAAGAGACTGATAGCCAACAGCGGTGTTGTTAGATGCTGTGGTGTTTGATTGAAGTGCTGATAAACCAATTGCTGTGTTGTTAGCGCCCGTTGTGTTGTAAAGCATCGCATCTTTACCAAAGGCTGAGTTGTTTGACGCTGTTGTATTGCTATACAAAGAATCTACACCCACAGCGGTATTGTTAGTGCCACTTGTATTTACAAGCAATGCCTCTAAACCAATACCTGTGTTGTAATTTCCTGTATTAAATTTTAAAGCTGTTGATCCAACAGCAGTTACACCAAGAGCAGTTGTGCCTGTGTAAGCCGCCTGATAGCCGACAGCAGTGTTGTTGGAAGCTGTGGTGTTGGCTTGCAGGGATTGCAATCCCATCGCTGTGTTATTACTGCCTGTGGTGTTTGCTTGTAATGCCAACTGACCAAAAGCACTATTAGCCAATCCAGTTGTATTGCTTACAAGCGCATTTGAACCAAAAGCATCGTTATATACAGCGCCAGTAGCGGCATACAAGGCTTTATATCCAACACTTGTTGAGTTGTTTCCAATGCTAGTGCTGTAACCAGATTGCGTACCAATAAAAGTATTTTGAGTTCCAGTAGTGCTTGTGTATCCAGACTGATAACCAACAGCAGTGTTGCTTGATGCTGTAGTGTTAGAAGCAAGTGCCCCGCCACCAACCGCAATGTTGTAATTTCCAGTCGTATTTGCAACTAGGGCGGTTGCACCAAAAGCAGAATTCGCACCTCCAGTTGTATTGGCATAAAGCGCACGATAGCCAACAGCAGAGTTGTTAATTTCAATTGTATTTGCGGCAAGCGCCCCATTACCAACTGCGACATTCTGATAACCAGTCGTATTAGCCACCAAAGCACTAGCGCCCACCGCAGTATTGGTAGACACAGCACCCGCACCACGACCAACAGAAATTCCATTCACACCAAGGATTGCTCCATCAAATGTAAGAACAGAACCGCTTGTAACGACCTTAGAGCCGTTTAAATACGCTACTCCATTGGCAGTACCTTGATTAAGCGTTAGGCTACCAGACGAGCCAACAACATAAGGGTCATTAGAAGTGCCAGATTGCCAATCTTTCAGTTGAGCCATCAACTCACGGATAGCATCATTGATACCACTAGGCGCACAGCCCTCCGCAATATTGATCGAGTCAATGTCTGTGTTATTTGCGGGGGTAGCGCTGAATTCTGAAATTTTTGTGCGTGCCATGTTTTACTCCGTTAATCCAAATGCAGCACCATAGCCCAATGCTAGTGCTTTTCGTTGCAATTCTCTGTTTAGAGGCTCTACTGTCATAACTGATGCTTTTTTCATCAGGTTAGCCGCTAGTTTAGGGTCTAGCATTGCATCAACCAACAACTCACGAATAGCATCGTCTGTGCCGTTATAAAGCCAGTTCATTGGTGCAGTTACTTTTTGCAAAGCAAGTGGAACATCACCAAACATTTGCTTACCAATCATTCCACCAATCACATTGGCGGTACTCATGTTCTTAAATGTATCTGACCCTGCTGGCTTTGTTGCTCTTGGTAATACACCACTATCTAAGTCTTCTGCCACCTTACGCAAAACAGCCAACTGAGTGTTAGACAACTTAGTCTCTTTCTCTGCTGAACGGATAGCATTTAAAAACTTAGGTTGAGAAATCAGATAGTCGTTAACTCTTGATGGGTCAGGAGTTGTAGACAGAACCTTGTTCTTGAACTCTTGTGCTGCCTCAAGACGCTCAATGCCTTTGCTAGAAGCCGCATACTTTCTCAAGTAATCTTTGTAGCCAGTAGCGCCTGCTTCAATAGCATCGTCCACCGCACGAATAACAGACTCAAGTTGAGGTTTAGCGGCTCTGTATGCACCAGAGGTAGGTCCGTTCTTAGCAGACTTGTCTAATAAGCCTTGAGCAGCCGCCCTTAAATCCTTGCGAATCTCATACAGTTCAGCAGGGGTAGATGCTCTAGCAATATCGTCTTTAGCATCGTTTAGAACAGACATGACAGTCTGACGCTTGCCAACAGGAGAATTGAGAATGTCATCAATAGTCTTGTTAACAGTCAAAGCAACACCAGACTGGAATGTGTCAGGGTCAACAGTAGAGTTGGCAAATGCTTGTTCTCTCAATGGTGCAGTTACTTCATCACGCTTCTTTAAAGCCGCTTGCAAAGCATCTTTATCTTTTGCAAGACGATTTAGGATAGTCATTCGAGCCTGATTAGCTTCAACAGTCTGAACACCAAAACGACCACCAGTTACATCCAATCCACGGATAGGAGTCTCTGCGCTAATCAAACCAATGTCTCTTGTGGCTTGTGCTGTGGTAGGCGTATATCCACCAACTTTAGGAACAAAAGCCTCACCTGCTTTAATTGCTTGTTCAGCATCAGTAGCCAAGCCACGCAACACATTGCCTGTGATAACTTCACGACCTGCTTGGGTAAATGGACGCACAATCTCTTTAGTAGTTCTAGCAAGAACAGGAGCAGCACCTACCGCACCACCCGCACCAATAGAACCCATCAAAGCGCCAACAGTTTGTCCAACAGGACCAACATCACTTTCTCTAGCCGCACCAGAAGCCAATGCACCTGCCGTAGCCGCAGCGCCTTGAGTCCCTAAACTCTTAGTGAAGAATTCTTGTACTGCTGATGGCATATTTCTAGCCAAAGATGCAGGACCAGCAACACCAAAACCTGCACTCGTTACATCTTGAACGACACGCTCTTGTGGTGTTTGTGGAGATGGAACACCAGCTTGCGTCATTAAGCCTTGCAATGCTTGGCTAGTAGGTTGCATGACTTGACGACCTGCTAACAGATTGATAAGCCCTGTAAGCGCATCAGCACCCATTGTAGGAATAGACAAAGCACCAGTTACTGCGGCTCTGCCTGTCAAACCTAATTGACGACCAAAATCACTAACACTACCTAATTGCATTTGTTCAGCTTTAGGTGCAGTAGTAATTTCCTTGATAGCTTCTGCCCTTGTCATTTTCTTAGGAGGCGCACTAGGAACTTCATTCTTTGATTGTTCAAGAGCATACTGATACGCTTGTGCGTCAGTCAATTCTTTATCAGAAATAACTTCGTATGTTCCTTTTCCTTCAATAGTTACTTCATAGGTTGCCATAATCAACCTTTCTTTCTAACAATAACACCAGATGGCAATGACTCAGGAATTCTTATAGTATCGTAGGGATTAAGTATTGCTTCTGGTTTACCGCCTAATTCAGAATTTAGATTACGATAAACATTAAGTGTTGGCTCAAGCGCCTTCTTTCTTTCGCTAACAATTCCATCGACAATTGCTTTTAAATCATCACGCTCTTTTGGTGTAAATGTTCCACCTTTTTGTAACTTTTGAGCAGCTAATTGAATGTTTGTTGGGATAGAACGATTACCAATAATTGTATTTACATCACCTTGCTGAACAGCACCAGTCTGGTCATATACTTTTGCAATGTTGTAAATCAATGCGCCATCAGCACTTGTGTTTCCTGATTTTGCTTTTCCATAAGCATCGTAGAAAGCAGATGCACGACCAGCAACAGTAGTATCGCCAGTATCTTTTAATGTACCTTGCCATTGATTTACTGTAGCAAGTTGCTGTTTATTAACTGCTGTTTTATCGTTTAAATCAATAGCAAATTTAGGTGCGCCAGCATTTTTCAAGTCTTTTTGATACTGCATAAAGTTACCTGTATAACCTTCGTTTACAGCTTGTTGAAAATCTTTATATGTTGATGTTAGATTTTCTTTAGGTGCGCCTTGAGCAACAGCCACAGGCTTGCCATCTTCACCCATCTCGAAACGAATCTGACCTTCGCCAAGTGTATAACCTTCAGGACGCAATGCTTTTTCTACACCTGACGCTGTTTGCAATGCCGCCATTCCAGCAGGTCCGAGTGCCATCAATTCACGAGTAACAGAACGCAATCCACCGCCTGCCGCTTGTGGTTGATTAGGTCCTGCAATCTGTTGACCCATGATGTTGGTCAATGGAGTGTCTGCAAAAATCTCAGGACGATATGCTTTAGCCAAAACTTGCTGTGCTTGCAGTTGTTGCTGTTTTGCAAATTCATCTTCTTTGCGTTTTTTCAATACTTCTTGCAATTGTGCGTTTTGTAATAAGTCTTGCAAACTACCTTGCATAGCACCTTTATATGCTTGCTGACCTTGTTGCAAACCTTGTGCGATAGATGCACCAGTATTGCCACCTTGGAACAATCTACCTGCTAGGGCATACAAGGCTTGTGCTTGGGCATCATCTCTGTTTCGCTGAATATCAGCAGGTGACATACCCAACAAACCCAATGTGTCAGCACCACTAGTGCCAAAAATGTCTAATAGTCCAGCCATGTTATTGCCTTATGGTATTGGAGTGAAATATGGGTTTAACACAGTACTTTCGTTACCAGAGCCAAACAAGGTATTCCAACCCTTACTCAGCCATCCAGTATTCTTTTCTAGCCCACCCAATGTAGCCGCTGTACCCAATAGGTTTTGCAATCCTGATGTGTCTGCTGAACCACTTGTCGTAGATGAAGCAACACGACCCAATGGGTTGCCATAAACCAATGACAGATAGTTCTGCAAGTTCTGTTGTGGTTGGTTTTGCAAGAAGTTAAATCGAGCAATATCAGCTTGTTGCTGTTGACCTGTATAACCCTCACGAGCCTGACCTGCCGCTAACAAGTTCTGAATGTCTTGGTAGTCAGCAGAAGCCATTTGTGGGGCAGCCATCGTAGCTTGCTGTTGCATGGCTCTTTCTTGGGCGTAGTTCTGATAAGCCAGTTGTCCAGCAGTATCCGCCAAACTCTTAGCAAACTGACCGCTTGCACGATCTTGCAAAGACTGCATTGCACCGCCACCATAGCGACCTGCACGAGAAGCCGCAGAACCTACATCACCCAAGGTTTGCTTAAACTGAGCCTCTGCCGCTGTTGCCGCAGGTTGGAAAGCACCTTGAAAGAATGGATTTCCTTGCAAAAATCCACCAGAGATAGTGTTTTGCAATTGACCTTGTGCAGACTGAAGTAAGGGATTACCCTGAGAAGCACGAGCCTCAAGAGCCTGTAAACCAGTTTGTGTAGTCGTTGAAGGACCAACATAGGTTTGACCGCCATAGTACTGAGGACCACCGCCTTGATACAGCTTTTGTGCCTCAGTCAAACCATATTGCAGAAATGGTTGGATTGTTGGGTCAATTGTGGAAGTGGTAGTAGTCGCCATCTTTTACTCCTAGAGTTTCGGATTCCAAGATGGGTCATCCACGGAATCCATTATAAATTGAAAGTTAGCCAATAACAACATATTTGTATGTCTTATTAGCAGTTGAGTTTGCAAAGTGAGAAATCGTAGCCGTTCCCTGTCCAACAGAACTAGCGTAAATGTTTGTCAATGCCGATGGGGAAATGTAGTTCATTGTGGTAATCAAAGACGCTGTAGATGGGTAATTTGTACCGGCAGCATACGCTTGAAGACTTACTAGAATGTTATCTGTCTCCCACCAAAGTTCAATATAGTCATTCGCATTAAGACTTAGATAATAGTTCCAACCAACCAAAGCACGACCATCAACTGCACCATGCTTGCTTGGCACAGCAAAAAATCCTGTCGAACCAGTAAGGTTAGTTCCATTAACCTTTATCCAAACCCTTACATCGTGATCTTGGGAGTCGGTATTCTCAAACTGACCAGACCATTGAAAGTTATAAAGACCTGTGTTCTTGACATTCATCCTAGAACTGTTTGACAGAGTTACACCATTAGAAAAGTCTGTGGTGTCCATCGTCATGGCGTAAGCCGTGTTTGCTGTGGCAGCAGTCTGGTCAACAAGGCTCTGAAATGCCCCATAAGGCATATAGTCAACATAAGCCGCAGCAGAGGCAGGAACAAACAAAATAATGCTATCGCCACCAATCCGTCTGTCGTTCAAAGTGGTAGTCGTAGCACCACCAGTAGCCAAGGTTAATGTGCCAGTATTATTAGACTTTCCGTCCATAAGACCACGCACGACCTCGGCAACCTGACGCTGATCTCCGCCAAACGGAGGTAGTGTTCTAAACATTATCTAACTCCTTGTCCTTGAATATCAACATCCAAAGCAACAGCAGTTTTCCATTGACCAGTAGGTGTGATCTGGAACTGGTGGAAGTTACCATTAGACCTTAGAGATACCCTGTTCTCTGAGTCAGCCGCTACAGCCGTTCCAAAGATGGCTTGCTCACTAAGAAGTGTCCTAGAAGCTACAGCAACACTAGCAGAGCCTCCGTCAATCAAAGGTCTAGCTAGGGTTACTACTGATCTACCGCCTGCGTTCAAATCACCAGTAACGATGTTTCCTGTAGCGTTTGCTCCGTTATAGGTAACAACATAAGCACCACTTGTTCCACCAAGGAAGTACTTACCACCCATGTACAGAATCGAGTCCAAGGATACTGTCAAAGCATCAATGCTTGAGGACAAAGAATCTAGTTCTTCTAGGTTGGTTGCAGAGGTAGAAGCATCAGAGATGTAATCAGTACCTGCATCTCCATAAGTCCACTTCTGTGTCCTGAAGTTGTAAATAACCAGTTTACGCTGTGCAAATGTAGTCTTGAAGTTCCAGATAATTAGCTTGCGTACAGGGTCTACAGCCGCTGACATTGTGTCAAAAGCGCTCTCGTCTGCATTGTTAAAGAACCAACGATCAATCTTCTCTGAGCCAATGGCAGTAATTTGCTGACCATCGCACATATAAAAACCATCGTCACTCAAGAAGAATGTGATACCTTGGACTTGAGCAATAGAGCCTGCCGCAATACATCCCTTACCACGAGAGATATTGTCAAACTGGAAGATAAATGGAGTACCAACATAACTCATGCGAGATATGCCTTTTTCCATCAGAACCAAACCAAACTCACCGCCACGGATGCCAACAATCTGACCACCATCGGCAATGTCTTGAAAGTCAGCTTGGGTTACTTGGCTTGAACCCCATGCAGTCTCATCGTTGATTCCTGACCAACGAACACGAGTAGGATAAACAACAGAACTCTCTGTCGTAAACGCTGTGACCACAAAGTCACGCACCACAGTCAAAAACTTGCACTTAGGCGCAGTAGCCGACAAGTCAGCAAATAGTGAAGATGTACCCAAAGTAAAGGCTTGCATTGGGTTATTGTTGTTAGTGCCAATAATCACATTGCCAAACTGAGTAAAACGGAATCTATCGTTTGAGGCGTTAGGTGTGTAACCACCAGTTTTAGACACATTGGTTAGCGCACCAACACCAGAGACACTATAAATCTTGGTTGTTCCAGCCGCAAACAAGTTAGTCGTTCCAGTAGGTGATTTGCCTGCTACCAATGTAGTAAGGTTTTCAGCAGCAGCCGCAGAGAATGTAGCCGCTGTGGGAAGTGGTCCGTAACCAATAGCCTGAGAAACTACATTCTTAGCATCCACCAAAGCACCAGAGATGCTAGGTTGGTCAGGCATCCATTCACCAAATGTTAGTTTTGTCGTAGCCATGTGTTAGTTCCATATTCTTGAGTTGCCCAAGTGTTGTCGTTTACCGCAACATCAGTCCATGTATTTGAGTTGGTTGAAACTGGTGTCCAAGTGTTTGAGTTAACAGATACTGGTGTCCATGTATTGTCATCAAATACGATATTAGACCAATTATCACCAAGGATATGACCATCAGCAACAATCGTAGCCGTTCCAGTAACACTAGCAGAACCTGCGTAATCAGCAATTGCATTAGCCGTTACATCAGCAAAAGCCTCAATGCTTGCTACAGAATCTCTAACTAAGATTGCTTCAGCCGTAACAGTCGCAGTAGCATCTATGCTTGCAGAGGCGTTTTGCTCACGGATACCAGAGGCGCTTACTGTAGCGTTTCCTGTGATAGCCGCTACACCTTCAGCAACAATACCGCCATTAGCCACCACAGTAGCAGAGCAAGTTATTGAGGCTACGCCATCCTTAACAATGCCACCAACAGCAGTAACATCAGCACTAGCGGTAATACTTCCACTACCAAACTGAACCCTGATTGCATCGCATATAACGATTGCTACAGCGTCAATTCCTACTGTTGCGTTCTGTACCCTTATGCCTTCGCATGAAACGCTTGCAGAACAACTAACGCTTGCACTAGCGTATTGAACACGAACAGCGTCAGCCGTTACTGTTGCCGTACCATCTACTGCCGCCCCACCATACTGAACCCTAGTAGCGTCTGCTGTAACAGTTGCAGAAGCGCTCACAGACGCATAAGCATCCCAAAGGGTTACTGAGGTTAGATAAAGTGGACTATCGAGTGTGAGTGTTA